TTATTTTGTATTATTTTGTATTATTTTGTATTATTTTGTATTATTTTGTATTATTTTGTATTATTTTGTATTATTTTGTATTATTTTGTATTATTTTGTATTATTTTGTATTATTTTGTATTATTTTATTGATAAACGGAGAACTTGATATTAAAAAATCAAACTTAAATAATATCCCATGCTTTAAGCGATGTTGTAAGCTGGTTATTCATATCAGGGCAAAGCACATCAAAATTGCGGTTGCATCCGCTACAAATTCCGGCACATGGCAGACCATATCTATAGAAGTAAAATGTAGGGCATCGGATACTATTATTAAATACACCGCATAGCGTTTTTGTCCAATTGGCTACGTTATATGATGCAATTTTCCCTGTGTAAATATACACGAAATCTGAAACATATTCAGGGTTTCCCGGATTAAGGGCTGAAATAAGGCTATATGGATTGTCAAATACTTTGATAATTTTGCAACTGTTTTCATTGAGAATATGTGTCATTGCTTCAATTGCTTTTGCAGTAGATTCTTCATTTTGTGTGCGAAGCGTAATAACTGCATTACATTTAGAAGTCATTTTATAAATGTGTCGGTATTTGTTACTTTTTCCTAGCAAAGATATTAAATATAAAAAAAGATATAAAAAATATAAAAAACAATTTTTAATATTATAATACGCTTTTTTGCTTTTTACGCAAAAACAGTTCTTAGTTTTGTAAGCATATTCAGTTTGAGCTGATACTTAGATATATAATTCCCAACAATATATTCATCATATACCGTAGAGTCGTAATTTTAATTACGACTCCACGGTATCAAAACTACACAACTGGTATGAAGACATTCCTTTGCAGTAATAGCATGCTGTGAAATCTGTTAAATAAGTTCATTAATCCAATTTTTTAGTCCGGTAATCGTCGTAATTGTTCTTGTTTTTGTTTCTATAACATCGCTAAATGGCGCACATGTTTTGTGCTCTGTATATGTTACTGTATATGATTCGGGTTGCCCATTTGACGCATAATTATATTGCATTGTAATTGTTAAATATATATACCGCTCACACTGTATTTTTTCATAACATTCATTACAATAACTGAATGTAGCAGAATAGTAATTATCTCTTTGAAATTCATGTTCAAGCTTTGGTGAATATGATTCACCAGAATGAAAATAACATGAATAACTCTTTAATAAAATTATTTCAATTGCACACGGAAATGCATAATGTCTAAACATATCTTTAGTAATACCGTCTTGTCTTAATTATTATTACACCCAAAAGGGGTGTAAAATAATGGACAAACGGGTTACAGGAGAGTGTAAAAGAATTTTGGACTCGACGGTATCGGTAATACACGAATTTAGTGCGATAATATAGTCTTTTAAGGTTGTGTCTTTTAAGGTTGTGTCTTTTAAGGTTGTGTCTTTTAAGGTTGTGTCTTTTAAGGTTGTGTCTTTTAAGGTTGTGTCTTTTAAGGTTGTGTCTTTTAAGGTTGTGTCTTTTAAGGTTGTGTCTTTCTGTTTATTTTTAATTTCATAGTAATAATTACTAAATTCGGATAACTCATGTAGTGTTTCGATAGTGTTTCGTAGATTTTCGAGTTCAAACATATTTATGAGTATTATTTATGTGTATCTGTAACTGTGTTATCAAACAACAATCGGACGGCGTAAAACATAATATTAATGACTAATAGAATGTAGATGTGAAAAAAACAATTTTAGGCCACATTTTAAACAATTAATAACATTTTGATAATAACATTTTGATAATAACATTTTAATAATAACTATGACGGCTGAGCCAAATATAACTATAAATATACATACAGATTATATATATTTAGATAGTGAAGAACAGCGTAATCTTACTACACATATTAACCGCAACGGTGATTTAATTGGCAGTTCATATTTATCAATAACTTTACCACCAATAAATACAAACATAAACACCGAACGTAGACCCACAGAACAAATAATATACCGCAGAATACAACGTGAAAAAGAACAATGCGTCATAAGCTATTCCAAGATTAAACCGAAATGCAAATATTGGAAATGTGATGGTTGTAATAACGCAGGTATTTTCAGTTACATAAATACATGGTTTCAATCACATAATACATGCCCTGCTTGTCGTAAAGAATATAATTTCACTCAAGGTGGCATAACATATTATATCAACTCTGATAAAAATAATAAAACCAAAAAAAATAATTGTTAATTTGATTTATAAATATTGCACAAATAGTTTCTAAATCTATGTTGTCGAGAATGTGTATTAGTTTGACGGTTAGAATTTAGTAATTTACGTTTGTCAAGCGAGTGGTCAATACTACCCAACGAGCAGTTTTACAATATCCTCTAAACGCCTATTGCATTTATAAATGCAATGTGCGTTGTATGAGGATATAAAAAATATATTACTGATTTGTGTTTATATTAAGTGGCACTAAAAGAATTATTTTAAATTAAATTATTTCTGCACAAACGGTACCGTCTAATCTCTATTTTAATTACACCTCTCTTTTTCTCTGGCTGCGCCAGCAAAAAGAGAACCTTCTGTGCTCTTTAGAGCACATAGGCATGCTGGCTCAACTGAAGTTGAGCCAGAACAAAAAGCTTTCCGGGCTGCGCCAGCAAAAAGAGAACCTTCTGTGCTCTTTAGAGCACATAGGCATGCTGGCAGCACTATAGTGCTGCCAGAACAAAAAGGAGGAGTGTAAAATTAGAGGATTATCGGTGTGATGTGGAGTGTAATTAAAATTACGACTCCACGGTATGGTTCTAATAACTCGCAAAAACACATGTTCCGGGTTCAATCGCATTTATTTCGGACCATTGGAAAAGACTTGACCCAGCAGGCCCCCATCCGGTGCCGCCGCAGTTAACTTCTATGAGTTCAACATCTCCGTCATTTGTTATAAACATATCTAATACAGCATCTTTATATTTTGTAGATGAGTCAATTTGTCGCCATACCTCGGATATTTTTTCCAGAATACCGGCGGCATTATATTGAAACATCATACCAAGCACTGGGGATGACGCATAGATATATTGTTGACTGACCGCTTTAATATGCCCATCCTGAACAAATACGCGGATTTCATTATCATTGTTAACTTCAGTATTCCATGGACGTAAGAATAGCTCAACCGATTCATTACGTGCAAGAACACCTTGAATTGTTGGACTCGAAAACAAATAATTTAGTGCTTCACCGCCATTTGTAATTGGCTGAACTTTTACATCATGTTTAGTTGACTTTGCCGATGTTTTGATAAATAATTCTTGCTGTCCGTAATTCTTTTGTAAAAGGACAATCTTATAATTGAGTCGAGTTAACAATTTTGAAATTGCTGGATGTTTGATAATATCATCTGTTAATTTACGGCATGACTTTAAAATATTATGCTCTTCTGGCGTTAGGCTTACAATTTCAGCTAAATTGCCAAATACTGAATACCAAATATCAGCATTATACATACGACACCAAGCACGATATACCAACCAATAGCCTGTATCGTCATTTGATGGCATTTCTGGTAATGTATCACATACATGGATATTTTTGTCATAATAATAATTCATTTTATCCATTACAAATGGGTATGCAGTTAATTTGTCATAGAAATCTTGTAAAATATATAATGATTTAACTTGCTCTGTATTTTTATCAATATAATTCTTAAATGGGGTTAGTGCCTTGATATTATTTTGATTTAGGTCTTAGTCATCCGAGCTGTCATAAATAATTTCACGATGAATAATATTTACTTCCATTTCTATTTTATTTTTAATTTTTTTATTAATGTGCACAGAGTGTTTAGTAATATGGTAATATAGTACCGTCTTGTCTTAATTATTATTACACCCCTTTGTGGTGTAAAATATTAGACAAACGGGTTACTGGAGAGTGTAAAAGAATTTTAGACTCGACGGTATTGCTAAAGTAAAGAAAGAGAAATCAATTTTTAGGGAGAGGGAGTTGATTATCCGTTGTACCGTCGGGTGTAAAAATATTTTACACCTTAACGCTACTACGAAAGACTCATTATCACACCTCTCTTTCCGGAACGGAAAGGAGGAGGTGTAAAATAATTTGAGTCTTGTCGGTACCGCATAATCCCGATTTTTATTACACCTTGAAGGGGTGTAATAATAATTGAGACAAGATGGTATTCTAAATTTTTGTCTGCTTGTTTTTAGTTGATTCTGTTCCGCCAAGACTCAAATTATCGTAGCTCTCTTTGCACCCGACGGTTCTTATTGCTAAATCCGCTTCTAATTCTTGAACCGAAAGCGTTTCCGCTCTAATATTATTTGCACAAGGCAGACATAAATCATATGATTCAAAACCGATACCGTCAAGTCTAAAATTCTTTTACTCCCTTTTTCTCTTTTGGGCTGAAGCCCAAAAGCAAAAAGAGAACCTACTGTGCTCTTTAGAGCACATAGGCATGCTGGCTCAACTGAAGTTGAGCCAGAACAAAAAGATGGCGGTAACCGCCATCAATCCACTCTCCAGTAACCCGTTTTTCCATTATTCTACACCCCTCCTTTTTGTTCTCTTTTTGCTGGCGCAGCCAGAGAAAAAAAGAGGTGTAATAATAATTAAGACAAGACGGTAGAACATGCTAACGGACAAAGGCCACATTTGTCACATCTTACTACTGCAGCAATTTCTGAGTATCGCGTTCGAGTATCACTATAATATACACCTTGTAGCGCAACTTTCGTGTATGTTTCATCGTCTAATGACGAAATATTTGCTGGATTTTTAAAAGCCATTGATTATTGTAATAATTATATTAATAAAGGATACTTATTCAAAAAAATAATAATTCGATTTTAAGTGCTGTTTTTTTTTATTTGCGATTAATTTAATTTAAATTGCAAAAATTGAAAAGAAAATACATTAGACTCGGTGTTACAAGTCAAGTCAACAACAATGGAACCTTGTATATCGGGTTGCCCTGCAACAGAATCAGAACACTGTGAAATTCTTTTCCCGTCAAAATCATCATGCAATGGCGCACCTAATACAGGTGGTGAACATGACTGCATGGTGTGTTGTTGCTTTCCAATCCACATATTAGCGTATATTATTTCAACACCATGTTGTCTATGCAATATTTGTTTTAGAACCTTCAATTCAAATAACAGCCAGGAACAATCCCAGGAACAATCCCAGGAACAATCCCAGGAACAATCCATTATTATTACTGAACCATCAGGACTCAAAAACATTTCACATACCACGGAACATCATCCGCAATTAGAACCCGTTAATTAAATGCGATGGATTCTTCTTTTTTAATAGCCAGAACGCCGTTTACTAACTTCAACATATAAAATTGCAGAATCCATAAAAATGCGTTGTGCCGTTAATAGTTCAAATGCTTTGTGTAAGTCTGCTTCAGATATGAAGTTAATAAATGCAAAATCCTTGTTTTGATTAGTTTCTTTATTTCGTGGGATAGAAACCTTAAATTTAATATCACCAATATATTCATATAAAATATCTTTAATTGCATATGTAGTTAGTTCATCTGGATTACTAAAATTGCTAATCCTAATTGAAAAATTATCACCAAAATCAATGTGGTTTAGATTATCATTATTTTGTTTATCAGTATTATTATCTATTTTTCTTCGCACTGGTGCAAACCGAGCTTCTGCGGCTTTATTATTTCCAGTATGAGTAGGCAATGTTCTAAATTTAATAACATCAAGACTCCTTGGAATTTGTGATGTCATATCATTGATTAATTTATTTGCAATATGTAATTTGTCAATGACCTCTGGAACTAATTCAGTAATTGATAATTTATTTTTATATTCTGAGTTAATATTGAATGTATCAGTTTGAGCATTTATTTTATCATTAATATTATCATCACCCCACCAATCAAGACGGTTATCTTGTTTTTCTATCTCATTAATATTTTTTAAATAACTGTGTTCTTTTCCAATATCAAGCACGGCAAATTCTGACTTTAAAATAATTATTTCAGTAACGGGCTCTTTTTTTGCATATGATTGAATCACATTTTTTAAATAAGTATCTGCAGTGGATAAACCTTTTTTGCCGATAAATACCATTGGATTATATTCAATAAATACATCTTCTCCGTATGTAGTTATATTTTTATTTTGTATAGTATCTACTGCTTTGCCAAATGGCTTAATTAATAGGCGTTCAGCTACTGTTTTTGGAGTGCTAAACTGAGGTTGTTGCGGTACCGCGTAATTAATATTACGACTCCATTGTCCCTGATTATTATTATTTACAGATGGTGGTTGAGCACATTCAACAGACGGTGTTGCTCTTGAAGCATATGATGGCCTATTAAATCGTAACGTTTCCATATGTTAACTATAATTAGGTATATGTGGTTGGGTATATTTGTTTGGGTATATATGCTTGGGGTTGTGTAATATAATATATATCTTAAAAATAAAAAAAACTATTTAAACTGGTTTAACTTAATAATGCGAAATGTCTACCGTTCAGTTACAATCCACATCACACAAATAACAGTTAAAGCATAGTTTTTACAAAGTCTTCCACGCTTACTATACTAATTCCACGTTCACGTGCTTTTTGTAATTTGGCTGACGTTGATGACGGGTCTTTTGCAATTATGATATCAGTTGTTGACGTAATATTATCAACTACTTTGCCACCGAGTTTTGTTATTTTTTCTTCTAATGCTTTATCGCGGAATCCCGTAAACACGATAATTTTATCTATAATCTTTGATGATGCAGGAGGTTTAGGCAGGTCAACATGTGCTAATTGGGTTAGTGGTGCAACACGTAACATTGCATGAGCCTTTAGCCATTGAATAAATGCCGGTAGATTTGCTAAAAAGTTAGTAGCAGATGTATTACTAAATCCGGATATATTTGAAATTTGTGCTTCGGTTACTTTATTTGTTAGTAATGCCGTATTATTATTAATGCCCATTACAAGTGCATCTAACTTTTTAAGGCCAAACCCGGGAAACAAATTACTTGCAACCATGAGCACTTGTAAGGGATGCATTTTGGCAATCACAAACTTATTGATATTGTCTACCAGTTTCTGTGCACTCTTGATTTGGAATCCGGAAACATCAAGCAAATTTGCAACTTGTAAACCCAGAATTAGTTCTAATGTGTCAAATCCTGCGGCAATGAGTTTATCCAGGGTTCCAGCTTGTAGGCCTTCGACTCCGAGAGTGTTAAAGAATTGTAATAGATTCTTATTTATGTAATCTGGTGTTTCTGTCAGGTTCGTTGGCTGAATATCTATTGCACCAGGAGTCCATGACCATGAAATACTTGGTTGCGACCAGCCCGATTCCGCTGGTGTAATAACATCTTCAATATATGGTATCACATCACCGGAACGGACAATCTTGATTTTTGCACCTGGGCCAATACCCTTATCTTTGATAAATTTGGCATTGAACCCGGTGGCAAACATAATTGTATCGCCGCCAATTTTTACAGGTTCGAATTCAACACGTGGTTTAAGGAGTTTGTTTTTTGTAACGTTCCATTCTACACGTTTTACAGTTGTAAGCTGAGTTTGTTCGTCAAGCATCATTTTAAATGCTACAGAGTATTTGGGATTTCCGGTGATAGGCGCATCATATACTTTACTATCATCACTGATGATAATACCATCAATATCATAATGACTATTTGCCTTAAAGTCAAGCAGTGTCTCTTGTAGCTGTTCAACTGTAAGTGGTGCTTGTTTTTTTACTGAACGTGCTGTATGAAAGCCGAGTTTTTCAGCCAGTGAAAACTGTTGTTCATGTGATAGTCCTGGAGGGTCAAGCACAGAATAAACGACATATTCAACATCACATGCAGTATTTTGTAATTCTACGCGGGAAAAGTTTTCCGGTTTGCTAAGTGCAACGCCATTTATTAATGAGCGGGTTTTTGGATACCGCTGTTGATATTTGCCATTGAATACAGTTTTTCGGATGATTAACTCACCACGAACCGCAAGTGTTTGTGTCGGGAGTGTTTTAATATATTTGAGAATCACTTGTTCATGACTACTGCCTTTATCTGACAAATAACTAATATGATTTAGCAAATGGCTTACTTCTTGTGCAAAATCACTGTCACCACGTCGGTATAAATATTTTTTAAGTGCGGAACCAGTAGCATCCGGCTTAAGAACCAGCAACCCACTAAGGCCATCAAGCTTTTCACTAATGATATACGGCCCCTTTGCAAATCTGTAAAGCCATAATTCCAGATCACGTGAGCCTGGTTTAACTTTATCCATAGAACCAAGATGATATGGCAACGCAACTTTATTTGTTATATCTTCAGGCAATTCAGAACCAATAGCAGACAAAACGGGAGAATTTGGCTTCTTTTGTTTAAGTAAATCAATGAGTGTATCAAATGATGCGTCGCTTAGCAATGGTCGTTCAGTGTTATAATATGCATAAGATGCGTCGTGAATAAGTTGTTCCAGTTTAGCAATAGTAAGTTTATTACCCTCTTGAAAAACATCGCTTTCAAGTCGGGTAATATATGATGGTGTATAACGTTTACGGTCAAATGATTCCATTTGAGTAATTATGTATGCGGCACTTAAATATATGTTTATAATTACTTAATAATTATACCATAAGCAAAACAATTTTAAAAATTGAATTTTAATATAGAAATGAATTTTAATATAAAAATAATTTTATTACTAATTATACAAATACAATAAAAATAACTATATAACTACAAGCCCTATTAATTTAAAAAATGACAGCTACAAATAAGAACCATTACTTTAACATTCGTGAATATCCCAAAAATCACTATACACTTTACCCAATTCTTAACAAAAAGTATTATGACCATTACAAGAATCAAAAGGCAACGGATTGGACTGTTGAAGAAGTATGTCCGCTACTCGAAAAAGATAAGGACCATTTTCGTGATAAACTGAATGAGAATGAGCGCACATTTATTAGAAATGTATTGGCATTCTTTGCTGCAAGTGATGGTATTGTCGCCGAAAATCTTGACCTTAATTTTACGCAAGAAATTACATTCAAAGAGGTGGCAACATGTCTCCGTTTTCAGGCACAAATCGAAGATGTACATAACGAAATGTATAGCCTTATGGTAGAAAACCTTATTCCCGACACGGTTGAACGTAATCGTATTCTGGATGCATATAATACTATTCCATGTGTTATGGAAAAAGCCAAATGGGCACTAAAATGGACTAACGCCAATGATAATGATATTCCAGAGCGTTTGCTTGCATGGGCATGTGTAGAAGGTATTCAGTTCAGCGGTAGTTTTTGCGCAATTATGTGGCTTGGAAACCGAAATATCATGCCAGGCCTGCTCAAAGCCAATGAATTTATTAGGCGTGATGAAGGTAGTCATACTCAAACCAGTATCATGCTTTATCAGGACCTGAAAAAAGAATACAGACTCCCTGAAGAACGTGTACATCAAATTGTGCGTGAAGCCCTGGAAATCGAGAAGAATTTTATTACTGAAAGTATGCCATGCTCAATGCTCGGCATGAATGTTAAGAGCATGAATCAATATCTGGAATATGTGAGCGATTCATTGCTCGTATTGCTCGGATATTCTAAGATTTGGAATTCCGCGAATCCGTTTGATTTTATGGAGGGTATTAGTATTGAAAACAAGACGAACTTCTTTGAAAATCCGGTTAGTGAATACAATAAGGCCGGTGTCGGGATTACCCAAGAAGAACAGAAACTTACTTTTACCGGTGATGAAGATTTTTAAGGGTGATTCAGGACTATTGTGTTTAGTTTTTTATTCTCTTTTACCGTGGAGTCGTAATTTTAATTACACTCCACATCACACCGTTAATCCTCTATTTTTACACCTCTCTTTTTCTCTTCCCTTTTTCTCTGGATGGCTTTGCCATCCAGCAAAAAAAAGAGATTTTTTAGCTTAGATACTTATTAGGCTTAATTTATCAATTACTAATCAATTACGAAACAACTTGGAAATGCTAAAATTAATTAAACATATTGGTATTAGGAGACTTAGACCAATTACAACATTAACAAATCCAGGCGATATTCTCGAAGTTCTAAATAATTTACTTAATGAAGAACATAGGACAACTATTAATACTACACAAAAACTACTACAGAAATATAGACCAATTGCACAACAAATGTTTAGAACTGAAAATACATCTGCTACCCGCGATATTATGCGTGAAATGGGTCTAAATGGGTTATTAGGTATTACTATTCCTGTGACATATGGTGGGTTGGGTTCTGATTACTTAACATATGGCCTGATTGCACGTGAAATAGAATCTATAGATAGTGGGTTTCGTAGTATGATGAGTGTTCAGTCATCATTAGTTATGTTACCAATCTGGAAATTTGGAAGTGGAGAACTTATCAAACAGAAATACTTGCCTAAATTGGCAACCGGTGAGCTAATTGGTGCATTCGGGTTAACTGAGCCAAATCATGGTAGTGACCCATCAAGTATGGAAACAACCGCTAAATTACAGCGTGATGGAACTTATATACTTAATGGCTCCAAAACATGGATTACAAATAGCCCTATTGCTGATATATTTATTATTTGGGCAAAGAATACCGATACACGAGAAATTAATGGCTTCATAGTAGATAGGCATGTATCTTCTGGTATTACTACGCCATATATCCCTGGTAAGTTTAGTCTCAGGGCATCACCAACAGGTATGATTTACCTTAATGATGTTGTTGTTCCAGCAGAAAACCGTTTATGTGTTACTGGATTAAAAGGGCCGTTTACATGCTTAAATAGTGCGCGCTATGGTATATCATGGGGTGTTCTTGGAGCTGCTAATGATTGTTTAAAGCAGACTATTGAATATTTACTAACGCGTAAGCAATTTGGCCGCCCGCTTGCAAGTAATCAATTAATACAGACAAAACTAAGCAATTGTGCAAGTCAACTCAGTTTAGGTTTATTAGGTTGTTGGACAGTTGGTAAAGAATTAGATAGCATTAACTCGGATAGCAAGGCACTACCTGTTAAAATAAGCTTATTAAAAAGAAATAACTGTCAAGCCGCATTAGATACTGCACGAGCATGTAGGGACATGTTAGGTGGCAATGGTATTTCGGATGAGTATCATATCATTAGACATATGTTAAATTTGGAAGCAGTAAATACATATGAAGGAACACATGATATTCATGGACTTATCATCGGACGTAATTTAACAGGTATTAGTTCATTTTAGTTAGTTATTTCATTGTTATTTTTTAAACTTTGTAAAAATTGTTTTATTATATTATTGGGATTATTTGTAATATAAATAATTATCTTTACATGAGCAATAATCCTATTTAAAATAATAGTTATTAGTTGAATAAATATGAATAAAATAATTAACTTTATTGCAAGACATATCAGACGCGAACAACCGACACAATTGGGAAGATGGACTATCGACTACTGTACAAAACAAATTCATAACAAAGTTGATTTGGCGAATGTCGATCATTGTGGAACATGTGGCGATTACTTAATTAAAAAAATAGAGTCTCATAACAATTCATCCTCATCATCACCTATTAGTAACTTTAAAACTAATACTAAATAAATTCAAAACAAATTCAAAACAATTGTAAACCCGCGTTGTTAAGTTCTCTTTTTTAATAAAAAAAAAAACAAAAATCTAAAACACATTCACAAGTGCAAACATAAAGCTGCAAAAGGCAATTAGCTCGTACAAGTCCGCACGTGACATCTGTGGCAACCCAACGTATAGTGTGTTTGGTTGCGGGAAGAAATGAGAACGGACAAGAGAACATGCAAGCTTTGCATATATGATATGCATCATGAAAGTCGCGCTGAGATTCGTCAGCTCAAAGAATGTGTTGTTGCCAAAGATATTGGCAAGCAAACAATGCTGAGCAGCAAAAGTCATGATGGTCCAGATGCACATAAGTGCAAAGAACTCAACGAGAATGTCGACTGTCGACTTCATCATGGTTGGGTGGAGGTGGAAATACCGCGTAATCCTGATTTTTATTACACCCTGAAGGGGTGTAAAATCCTGGATTATCGGTGTGATGTGGAGTGTAATTAAAATTACGACTCCACGGTACTATAAAATAAATAAAATACCGCGTAATCCTGATTTTTATTACACCCTGAAGGGGTGTAAAATCCTGGATTATCGGTGTGATGTGGAGTGTAATTAAAATTACGACTCCACGGTAATTAAAATTACGACTCCACGGTACTTAGTACAATTTTTTGTTATTTTTTTCATTTTTGCCAAAAACTTTATTGTTAAAAAAAGAAGAGTTTAGAGCTTGCCGAACGTGTCCTCGTACTTCTTCAGTTGTTGAAGGACCTCGAGCAAAATCTCAAAGTGGCGACGGTCACTGTCCGGTGTGCCAACACAATCCTCATGCCATCGACCAAAGTTGTAGTCACTCCATTGGTTACACAGCTCAATGGCTGCAATGACCTTTGGAATGTCACTCGTTGATGTGAATGTGTACTCCGGCATGTCCGGGTTTGGGTAGGCAGTGGGCATGGACATGATGTTGTGGAAGAGAATAGGCGGACCTAACGCTTGGAAAATAATAAAAAATAGTTAATGAATAAAATTCTATTTTTGTTACTTTTTGCTTTTTTTTGATAAATTAAATGTTTAGAATCCATCTATTGAATACTCGCAATATCATATTTGTTTTTGTTATAATATTCGCTTTCAACGGTATTCTTAGTTATAAGACGGACCACTGTCACTGGTTTTTGTTGCCCAAGACGAACGGCACGGCCAATTGCTTGGCATTCGACTTCTTTCGTCTGTTCTTTATCCATGTTGAGAACGTCAACCAGGATAATATGGCTCGCTTCTGTAAGATTGCTACCACTATTACTGTGTTCACTGCTAAGCATAATGACACGGAGACTCGGGTCACGCTTAAATTTGTCGATATTCTTATTAATTACATGCACGTTGCCTTTGCAATATACATTGCTAATTTTATACTCGGTAAGCGTTTTGCCAATAAGTTTGAGCATATTGTCATATTGACTAAATATAATAGCTCGGTTATTTTTACCTTCTTCGCAAATAATACTATTTAAGTATTCAATCAGCACAGACATCTTAGTTCCGTATTTGGCAATGCAATCGGCTTTCCAGTCAATGGCAACCGATGTAGAGGGTTCAGCAGTGGCAGAGGCTTCATCAGATTTATTGATGCCGTTTAATTCGGCCATAGTTGTAATTTTAATTTTCTTACAATGCACATCTGCACGGCATTCAGGACATGGGAATGATGATTTATTTGTTCCCATTGCCTTGAAACAATCACCGCAAAATATATGGCGGCAGTCTGTCACTGCAATACTGGATTCTTCGGCATATTCCGCCCAGCAAATAATGCACGGTTCGGTCTTTTTCTCTTTGATAAAGTCGTTGCTTTCAAAGAGCTTAATTTGGTTTTGGAGGCGAAGAACTTCGCGCTCCAGTTTGGTAATATTGTCTTGGGTATCTTTAGAATTTTGATTCGCTTTACTGTAAAATGAACAAATCAGATAGTATGTAATCATAAGGACTTTGGTATCATCCCAATCGGGTTTAACACCGGTTGGATTCGTTCCCATAATTTCGCTTACAAGCACGAATAAATTATCCAGGTTATCGGCACATTCTAACAGGCGACCATATAGATCACGCCTCAGATTCTTCATGACTATCATATCGACATCTGTTGCACGTGCACCGTTTGCATAGCCACCACTTGTGCCACATGCCTCGATAAAATATTTAATACGTTGACCGGCATAGCTATTCATTTCATTGGCAATACCCGGGTCTACATTGGTTTCAATGTAATCCTTTAGCCGTTTTGAAAGATTCTTCTTTTGCTCAAATGCAGGACCATCCGCCCGCTCACGCTCTAATTCGTTTTGAGCCGCTTTGAGTTGCTTTTCAAAATTCTTAATCATTGCTTTGTTGAGCTGTTCGAGTGTCATATGGCTATCCGCGGTGATACCAAGGTTTTCAATGTCAACGTCACTAATACAAATGTTCGTGCAAAGCTGAAAGAGTCGCTTAATACGGTCAATGTGTGCCGTGTGCCGAACATTTGAATTATCAGCACGGGCATTATTGTAAATATTCCGCTCAATTTGTCCCAGCTCGATTTCCTTAATTTCTTCGGAAAAGATAGGAATATTGAGCTCACCACTTACGTAGCGCTTGGTTGTCTTTGTAAAACATTGTTGTTGAAACTGTTTAATGACTTCCTGATTTATAAAGATAGGAAGATATCGAAAACCCTGTGTATAAATACGCGGGCCATCATCATTAAATATTGCCAGCGCTGAACATACACCAGGTTTATACATTTCTATAATTTCGGCCGGGTTTGTCAAGTTATTTTTCAATTCCTTCGCCTGCCAACAAATATATCCAATAATATTATTTGAAGTATGTTCAAATGGTGTTGCTGATAAACCCCATCTGAAGTTAGATGTCATATTGTATACAATGTTATTTGTTAGGAGTCGGTCGGCTTTTGCCATTGTTGTATTATCACGCCCCCCTTCTTCTGTTGACCAATTATATGTTGACATAATACGTTCATGCACTTCATCAATAATAATTCGGTTCCATTTAATTCGGTAGATGTCAAAATATTTATTGAGGTCGTATACAGGCTCTTTTTGGCTTTGTTCATAATTATCCGCAATATATGTGATATAATTTTTATTATTTAGTAAATTAACTGAAATAATATATACATCGTATTTAATTGGCATATAGAGTGTGCCGTCCGCATTCTTTTTGTAAAGTTTCTTAATATCGGTAATACTGCCCAAAGTAACAACGCTAATTGTTTTCGGCTGTGTATACTTTTCAATTTCAAACTTCCATTGCTGTAAAAGCCTGGACGGTATAATAACACAATTATTGAGATCCCATGTAGAACCATGTGTCATATCATTTGCACGCTGGCACATAATATGGCTGATTGTGCTATATGTTTTACCAAGGCCAACATCATCGCAAATAAAACCGCCTGACAATGTTAGTTCCGTATCTAAACAATTATTTTTGTTAGCATATAAATTAGGCGAACTAAAGGCATTTTCATTTGCTTCATTACTAATATAATAATAATCCTCATCAAATACTTTAAATAATGATACATCTGCATAATTAGTCATATATTTTGTTAATTTAGCGGTTTGAATTTTAATCTTATGTTCTCCGGCTAAAACCTTGCGCTCAATATCATCCATCCAAATAATATTACGTTTCTGATAACTAAATGGAATAATTTGCGTTTGCATTGTTGTATTCATTGTTGGAAACACAGTATTTAGGTGCGTATCAATTAATTGGTTGCATGATGTGCCATCTGGAATACTAATAGTATCAATTCCAGAAAGTTTAGGGTTATATATACCATATGGATTAGTATTAAATATAATTTTAGTATTAATTTTGTTGGATGTATCTAAATGATGAGTATTTATTATTCTATTATCATCTGATTCTGAGTCACCAATAATACGCAATAAATTTATGATATTTGCACCCATTGCAATTTTATTTTGGCTATCAGGTGTAAAGCATGATTTTCTAAGCTCATCACTTATATAAAGTGAATATGTAATATGACTATATTGATTAGTATATAAAACTGAAATACAAAGTTTGAGTAGCTCAGGTCGATTAATCATTTCAAATAGATTTACAATTCGTGAGATATATGAAAATCGTTGTGACTTGTTCAACCATAACAATTTAGTGGATAAGGCTTTTTTTGCATATGATGTACACACATATTGTGCAAGCTTGGAGCCAATAACATCATACCATATAATACTTTCAAAATGATTATAACTACCATATGCTGAAGATGATTCATATTTAATTTCAATATCACTGATAATATTATGATTATGATAATGACTATTATACGAAATGCAATTTTGCGTCATATCTGAATATATCATACGTTTGAATAGCTCAGCCTGTGATGCAGATGCATTGGCTGACACAAATTGCATTTTTAAATAATTAAATAACCCAACAATAATCCCTTCATTAATTGTAAAAGGGACGGGGGGGCCGTTATTGTAATATTCTTCAAATTCAATATTTGTTAGTAAAGAACATTTATATGTACTTGCATATGGAATAACATCAAGCATGTGTGCCTTTTTCATAAAATTACCAATTGAATATAGTAACAATTTAGCGACAGTGTTTGTAGTAATAGGTACACTATTTAATGATTGTTGAATAGTTTGAATATGACTTTCATAATTAATATCAATACTATATTCAACCATAAAATACTCAAATTTATATTTTTGCAGTTTAGATGCAGGGCATCTATTTGAATTTACATTTGGGTCTGTAGTTGTAAACATTTTATGAAATTCAGCATCATTAATAATATTTTGGTCATCTGTTGGATTTTGAATACTAACTTTTACAAGAACAATCATTGCATTATAGTAATTACTCAGCTCTTCAAAACACCCAATTAATCCATTATATCCACTACCATTTTTACTAAAATGGTGGCGCAAATATCTGGTATCAGTTTGTGGTAAATAGTATCCAAAATACTTTTCGTTTGAGGAAATGGTAGAATGGGGCTGTTCGATTTGATGCAAGTAAGCTGAAAGCATTTTTGTTAAATAGGGCTAAATAAGTTTTTAGCAAATAGTAATATATTTGTTTTAAATTTAAATTATTAAAAATAAATAATAAAAACAATTTTTTTAGAACATGACATGTGTTTCTCCTAAACAGTTGGGATAAATCAACCCCTGTTTAGCTTAAACAGTTGGGATAAACTCCCATTTTAATTCCTGGCATATTTTCTTCCAAATTTGTTCTTGGTCATATAATTTACTACGGTCTTTTAAGAATTTAAAATTAGATAGATACTCGTCCAATTCGAGTAACTCAAATAACTTATAAAGCGTATACCCATATGTTAAAAAGTTCTTCCGGTCATCCGGGCAATATGTATTAAATGGTGGTTGGGCTTGCAAAAAGAGCCCACGAATAATCTCTTCAACCTCTGCACTTATTACAGGCGGTGGTAACCCATTTAATTGATTGATAATATAAGGTATATGTTCATAATAATCCGTTTCGTCAATCTTCTTAAGTATTTCCCGGAGCTTTTCCTTTGTAAGTAATGTCATATCTGTTATACGGGCCTTTTTTAATTCAACCTCAATTTTCTCGTATACATGTGCCGGTATTTCGGTAGTTTCTTTCGCCTGAAACTGACTTAATATCTCATTCAAATGATTAATTCGCTTGTAACTGAAACTGGTCATTTCTTTTGGCGGCTCTTTATGGCTTTGCTTATCACTATCTACAATAATTTTTTCTATATTACCGCAATTTTTACAATTAAGCATACCGCTATTATGATTAAGTAACATTTCACTATGACAATGCGTGCAAATATCAAACAATTCTAATTCATCTTCATATTGCGGAACAAATGTCGGATCGATTATCTTCATATATTGATTATATAATTTCTGTTTGTCCAATTCACTGTCTTCACCATTGCCACCATTATTTATTCCTAACCAATCCAAAATATCTTTCTTTTTAAGCTTACGGTTTACTTGATTTTGCTTTTGTTGCGAATTCTGATTTATCGGTGCATCCAATAAATCTACTATTGTATTTAGATTGTATGATTGTTCGGTATTGTCAGCTAAAAAATCACGTTTACTCGTTTTTTCTGTTATTTCTTTTTCTTTATCCAATAATTTATAATATTGATTAAGTATCTTACCCGTTTTTATAAGATACTCTTTTTCATATGTTTTTGACTCTATTTTTTTTATTTCATTCTCTATATTTTTATATTGCTCTTCTAATGACCATACTTCTGTTTGCAATTTAATATTTGGTATTGGATTTTTAAATTCTGGTGATAGTTTTAATGCATTTATTCTATTTGATAATATTGATAATTCTTGACGCAGCTCTGATAATGATTTTTGCTGTTCAACAAATTTTGTTGACATATTTTTGTGTAAACTATCCAATGTTAACTTTGGGACAATGATGTCGCGGGTTTTATTTTTTTTTCGGAAAGCCATGATATCAGTTTACTAAAATAAAATAAAATCAACGGTGTTTTGCTAACTTTGTAATTTTAGCCCTTTATTTATGAATGTTTTTAAGCAAATAAATACCGTGGAGTCGTAATTTTAATTACCGTATTGTCTCAATTATTGTTACACCCCGAAGGGGTGTAGAATAATGGACAAACGGGTTACTGGAGGGTGGATTGATGGCGGTTACCGCCATCTTTTTGTTCTGGCTCAACTTCAGTTGAGCCAGCATGCCTATGTGCTCATCAGAGCACAGTAGGTTCTCTTTTTGCTTTTGGGCTTCAGCCCAAAAGAGAAAAAGAGAGTAAAAGAATTTTAATCCCGATGGTACACTCCACATCACACCGTTAATCCTCTATTTTTACACCCCTCCTTTTTGTTCTGGCAGCACTATAGTGCTACCAGCATGCCTATGTGCTCTAAAGAGCACAGAAGGTTCTCTTTTTGCTGGATGGCTTTGCCATCCAGAGAAAAAGGGAAGAGAAAAAGAGAGGTGTAATTAAAATAGGGATTAGACGGTACAGAAATAACTAACTTGTCTTTAGAAAAGCCAACAAAAAATGTGGGTTATAATTAAAAAAAAGAATACCTGAATTAATATATAAATAATAAATGGGTGGAGGATTAATGCAACTTGTCGCTTATGGTGCCCAAGATATTTATCTAACGGGTAACCCACAAATAACATATTTTAAGGTTGTTTATCGCCGACATACAAATTTCGCCATCGAATCCATTGAACAAGTATTCAGCGGTGCTGCCGGATTTGGTCAAACCGTATCATGCACAATAGCCCGCAACGGTGACCTCATGTATTGGACATATGTTCGTATTATGTTGCCCGAAGTAACACCAACATCCACATATAACTACCGTTGGCTGAACTGGCTTGGTCATGTTCTCGTGCAAAATGTTACCCTGGAAATCGGCGGACAACAAATAGATAAACATTACGGCGAATGGCTCCATATTTGGAACGAACTTAGCCAGAAACCCGGACAACAGGCCAATTATGCTAACATGGTCGGGAATGTGCCCAAAATGGTACAGCCATCTACATCAGCAAAACCGGGTCTCGAACTTTATGTGCCGCTACAATTCTTTTTCTGCCGTAACCCGGGGCTCGCATTACCCCTAATCGCATTACAATATCATGAAGTTAAACTCACTGTCAAGTTTCGTAACAAATTAGACTGTTATTGGTCCGAAAATGGCATAGAACCGAGTCTCAACGCACAGGACTTTACCAGCAGTATATGGGTCGATTATATTTTCCTCGACACTGATGAACGACGCAGGTTTGCCCAAGTTAGTCATGAGTATCTGATTGAACAGTTACAGTATAATGAAGAATCGGTAATTACTACGTCGCCAAAAGTGGACCTGACACTAAATCATCCTGTTAAAGAGTTTGTATGGGTTGTACAGAAAGACGTGTATACAGATCGGGACCAAATGCAAGTTGTTGGTGGCCAACAGTATTTTAACTACACAACCAAAGTAGATACTACCAGCTTTAGTGGCACTCCTGCGGATCCGAATGGTGGTGGCATTGGCGGTGGATGGTTTTCGGGTCTTAATCCGAGTTTATCTATGCCATATGGCGGCACTGCTACTCTGGCCAATTCTGGTGTCTTAACAAATGCTAACCGTAATGTGGCAAATAGTTTGGTTAATACTGCTGGTAACGATATTAATTTGGAAAATCTCAGTTTTGCCGATTTATATGGCAACGGCGCCACGGTAAATCCCGTCGGATGGAATGCCAATTTACCGGTATTTGATATTGGTAAGAATCCGGTCGAATACGCCAAATTGCTCTTAAACGGCCAAGACCGGTTTACTGAACGTACAGGCCGATACTTTAATCATGTTCAGCCCTATCAACATCATACGAATGGCCCGCCTACTGGGTATAACCTTTATAGTTTTGCACTGACACCGGAAGAACATCAACCCAGCGGCACATGTAACTTTTCCCGTATAGACAAAGCAACGTTACAGTTAACCATTGCCGCCGAAGAATTACAAGATGAAGCCGGCAACTCGGGTCTTAGCGCCAAAGTAAAGGTATATGCAACCAATTATAATATTTTACGCATTATGAGCGGTATGGGCGGTTTAGCATACACAAGTTAATAACTGATTCTTTTGTTTTTTTGGGAAAATTGTTTTTGTTTTTCCGAATTATCACATTTTTATTATTACGTATCTTGCAACAAATAGGCAAGCATGGATTTGGTTATAACCGCCCTGGCAGATATTGCCAAGCATTATGCCCAAAAGTATATTCACACAGATGATAACGCGCTGAATATCAAGGTAATCGGCCTGGTATCTATTCTTATAACTATCTTAACTGGCGTTATTACTAAATTACTTGCATTTGATATTGCGAAAACATTATATTGGTATATGGAGTATAAGGTCCTGAAGAAAAAGGTCTGGGTATTTCCATTAATTAATAACCGAATGACTAAATATTTTAATCCTTTTGGCAAACAAAAAAATATTCAATTGGAAAATGATGATGTTGAAGAATTTCATAAAGTCCTTAGTAAATTATTAAAAAAATGCAGTGATTCTGCACGTTCATATAGTAATTTTCGCAACATTACAAATAAAGAATTTGGTAATGGTCCCAAAGTTAATCAAAAATATATAGAGCAAAATTTTAATAAAGCAAATACAAGCCGGACTGGTAAACATGAATGTTTCGAAATTGCATACATAAATGGTTACTTTATATACTTATATATTATTGATGAATGGGCATATCAATTTAATTGTTTCTCATATGAAGTCCTTTGCGAATTCATGAATTTCCTGGAACGCGAAATCAAGAGCCCGGATAATAAACCCAGCCAACTCGGACATAAGATTTGTGAATTCAAGAATGATTCATTTAAACATATTGGCTATGTCAAGCACGACCTGACGATGGATAACTATGTTTCCCGTTACAAACCACAATTACTCGCCAAGCTTAACGCTTTCCGGGACGGGTCCCTTTTCAAAAATAATCCCTACCTGGACAATAATCTGGGAATCCTATTGCATGGTGGTTACGGAACTGGAAAAAGTTATCTGGTCAGTGCAATTGCTAATTATCTCGGCCGGGATATTTGCAATGTTAACTTTACCAAAATTAAAACAAAAACGGAATTCCGCACTATCATCAATGCCGAATTTTGTAAGAAATACGTGTATTGCTTTGACGAATTCGACTATTTGCTGGCCGATATCTTGGACCAGGATTCCAATAGCTCCGATGCCAAAGCAGAAGTCCAGATGAAAATATCTGCCCTTACTGCACAATTGGCATCTGTAAAGGATAATAAGGATCTTTCCGGCGAAATCATTAAACAGTTGAAAACGCTAATGGAGGAAGGAACGAGTGATAATTTGACATATCCGTTTATTCTTAGCGAGTTGAGTGGTATTAACAGTGTATCCGGAAGAATCATCATTGCAACAACTAACTTTATTGACAGGATTCCAGCGGCACTTACGCGACCTGGACGGTTTGATTATGTGCTAAAATTGGATTGTTTCAATTCAAGCGAAATCAGGGAACTCCTGACCAAGTTATACAGACCAAGTGAAAAAAAAACAGAAAAGCTAAATAAGACCACATTTCCAGAAGACAAATATACCCCGTCGGAAATTATTCTTAAGGCATGTGAATATCCACGGCTGCCTGAAATAGTTAAGTATTTGTTGAATGGTAAAGACCTAACCTGTTAAAAAAATAATTAAACATTAATAACACAAATGCTACCTGATTCATTATATTTTTTTAAATGTTTGATAATTGCATATGGTGTTGGCACATAAATAGGTAGTTTAACTATACACTCTTTCACCAAATAGGGTGCATATTTATTATGAGCGCGCATAATAGCATCAATGATTACACCATGATTATTATTGAATACTCCACCTCCAATCATTGTTAAAACAACTTCTGGTGCTTTGGTAATTATGGCACACAAATATGTTGCATCATATGCGGCTTCTAATAAAATACGGCTTAGTTGATTGGGTGTATTATTATCGCAAATACATGTTGACGTAAATACCTGATTGATTTTTGGTCCTTTTGCGTTAAATGCGAAGTTAATACCATCTCTTACGAAACATGCGGTTACATTGCGGTGTAGGCCAACCCTAATGTGTTCTGGATTAATTGTAGAAATATCTAATTTACGCTCATTATTATATTCAACTTTTCCATTATTCTGTTTAATAGGTGTATCTGTTAACAAATTTATTGGTTCGGCTTTATGTTTTATTAAGCGCAAAATAGCGCCAAATGCGGCACCAGCGGATGCAGATGGTCCTTGTGTTGTATCTGTCATCTGTCCTGTAATTAAATAACCATTAAACACATTTGTTTTTTTACTTGCATTTTCTAAACAATTAAAGTTCGATGCAACTTGAAATAATGTTCCCGGCTTTGCATTATATTGCAAACCTGAAGTATCAAACAATTCTGTATGTGAATCATACGTGTCCCGATAATAAACATTTAACTTGACGCTGTTTGTAGGATTATTAGGATTAGTAAAATCAATTTGCGCCTTTAATTGTGCGATACTTAGCTGTTCAAATGTTCCCATCAAGTCATGATATTTTTTTGGTATTTCTTCACGTGTATAACCAAATTCGGTCTCTGGAAAGCCAATAAGCTCCTCAAACCATGTGTCGGGATTAGTAATTTTCTGTTTTTTCATCATGTATCAAATGCGGGATACAAATTAGTAATTACTTATTTCTTTTGTTTTATCTTAAAATTTAACATGTGAAAAACACAAACAATTTTTATTACACTTCACTAAGGCTATTGTCATGTTTCTGACCATTTCCATTATCTAAAAATAATACAGGTTCGACGGTTTCATCATATTCCAAATCCTGAATATTTAGCCCAGGGTTAATATCTATTTTTGTATCTGGTTGAATAGTTACTTGTGACTTATTATCATGCGATGTATTATTTGTGGTGTTATTATTGATGTTAATACTATTTGGATTAGTAATATTACCGACTTCACTGCTAATATTTACCAGATTACCAGAAACCGTGGAGTGTTGTTTTTTATTTGATATTTGTTTTATAATCATATCCTCAAATGTTTCTTCACGGCTCGGACTACCTTCCAACCTGAGATGTGTTTTTGCTAATTCAGCCTCATATTTTGCCATAATAAATAACGGTGGCAAAAATGCACAGTCATTTTTAATTTTGAGTATCGCCGTTTCCAAATCGTTACAGAAATCAGAGAATTTTTCATTCGGGTTGCATATTTCAAATTCAATCTTTGTTATCAAGTCATCATATGCATCGGCGGATTTTTGAAATGCATCTTTACGTGCCCCGAATCCGAACGAAGATGATACTGACTGAAGAATTGTTGCACCGGCGGTAAGGATACCAACACCAATACTAAATCCTGCCTTTGTATCTGTATTAAGCATATCACTTGTCGCCAAAAAACTGGCAACACTACACACACCGGTAATAAGTATCCCGGGAATTGTAAACCTATGTTGCATTGCGCCATAATAATTGCTGGCATAGTTATTGATGTATTTTTCGCGTTCGAGCCGTTTGCGAAACTTATTAAGCACCATTAATTGCTGTTCTGTATGAATTATTTGGGTGTCCATATGTAGTAATAACAACTAATATATAAATATAAATATAAATATAAATATAACTATAATGAGTATTTAGTAAATATTTATTTATTAGTTAGAAAATTGTGTCAAAAAATGTTTCATTATCCTTTATTAGCCTAACAAAAATTATCTTTAGCTAATTATCTTTAGGCTAATCAGGAGATCCTCATACAACGCGATTTACTGCTATAGCTGTAAAAGGCGTTTAGCGGATACCGTCGGATGTAATAAAAATAGAGATTAGACGGTAATTTTGGACTTGGCAGTTTTGTTTTGCGTCTTTGTAGTAATTGTTAAAAAGAAACAGTTTTACTCGGGTGATGTGACTTGAAGAATTGTATTATTAAATTTTGTATATGAAGATAATAAATTTTTAGGAAATATACAAAATTTCCATTTATAAAACAGTTGTCCAATAATTGTATTAATATTTACATCTGATAAATTTAATGTTGATAGAATTGTAATAATATGTG